AGCTTGCGGAGTACCTGTTGGAGTACCTGTTGGAGTAGCTTGCGGAGTACCTGTTGGAGTACCTGTTGGAGTAGCTTGTGGTGTTCTGCTTGGAGTACCTGTTGGAGTACCTGTTGGAGTACCTCCTGGAGTACCTGTTGGAGTACCTGTTGGAGTACCTGTTGGAGTACCTCCTGGAGTAGCTAATGGTGTAGCTAATGGTGTGCCTACCGGGGTACGTGATGGAGTATGGGTTGGTGTTTGAGTAAATGAAGGAGTAGGTAGTATTGTTGGTGTAGGTGTTTGAGAAGGAGTACGCGTGGGTGTTGGTAATATTTTTTCTGGACAGCAATCACTATATGCTTCTACCCAAGTATTAGTTTTTGCATACGAAATATATGTAGATTGTAACTCAAGAAAAGTTATTGGGTTAATATTACATACTCGCAATATAGGTAAATTTAAATTTAAGCATGAAGTACTTTTCCATGACCAACAAAAACTGTCACATAAATTTGTTTCTGGTAAATATGATGCTTTAATAAAAGATACTAGACTTAATATACAAGAGTATATTTTTTCGATGTTTCTGTTTAATACCTGTGTTAAAGTAAATTCATTAGCACCTACACCTATAATACTATCTTCTAGTAAGCTACACTCAGTAGAATTAGCTACTGAAATTGGTATTGCAGTATAATACGATACAAAACTATTATTAATATACCCATTATATAACTTAAAGCGTGCTTGTATACTTTGACGTAAAACTTTTGCATTATAAGCAACACGCGTTAAACAACGATTTACAGACCAATCTTGTAAGAATTCATCAGAGCGAGTTACTAGTTCTTCATCATCCCAATATACACTATTAAATGAAGGGTTTATTATAGAATAATAATCAACTATATCTTGAAATTTAAAAATCTTTGTGCTATCTGCAATATATATTGAGTGTTTAGCGTCATTACTACCTCCAACATAATTGCTAGATTGTATTATATCTACTACATTTACATATAAACCGAGTTTTGAATATTTTTCTACTTTATTACTATATATTATATAAAAAAATTCTTCTGAAAAATCAGAAACAATTTTTTGTGGTATTATATCTTGCGTTAATAAAGTAAAATATTGTGTGTTGCTGTTATATATAGTACCGTCTTGATCTAATATATATACTTTATTGCTGTCTGTTACTACATACAATAATGAACCCATAATAGTTATATCTACAGGTATATTTTTTTTAAAATCTTCAATATAATATGTAAAAACCCAACCTAAATCTGCTGTATATTTTTTAATACATTTGTTGTTTTTGTCAATTATATAAACATACCCGCCACTACTACATATATTAGTAGGCTGATTAAACTTATATACATCTGTTATAGCACCATAGCCTGCAATTGCTTGATCTAAAAACCCACGCACTGTATCTGCTGCAACATTTGTAAGCTGATCTATATATAAAATAATTTTATATATTTTATTTGCAGATACATCAGTCACATAAAGAATACGAGTATGTTGATCAATTGATGTTATTGAAATAGAGCCAAGCTCTTGTATTTCATTTAAGCATGGTAAAATATTATTTAACAATATTTTTTCATACTCTCTTTGTAAAGTACCAATATAAAAATTGTATTTATTTTCTTGTTTTTCTACTACATACAGTTCTTCGTTAAATACCTTAAAATCTGCAATTGTATTAAAATAAGGAGACGTAATAAAATTATTAAAATCTACACTTAAATCAGGAGAATTAGATGCAGTATACCATCGAAGATTTTGTTTTTGATATGATTTATGAACACCAAAACACCCGATATATTTTGTAGGGGTCTGATTAAAAATAACTGTAGCGTAATTTTTAATAAATTTAATACAGCTATTTAATTTTAAAATAGAACTATTAACAATATCTGCTACGCCAAATTCGTTTGGTTTAACTTGTACTTGATCAAGTGTGTATGGTAAAACAGGGTCAATTTCAGATAAGACTCGTGTATTAGCAAGATTATAGACGGGCCATTGAGAATATACAGTTAAAGTTTTTTCTGTATCTATTGTAAGGGTGCTGCCGTTGTTATATTCAACAGTTAATGTTAAATTGTATGTACCTGCTGTAGCTAATGTACAACTAGTTTTTATATGAGAATTTGCCTGTAAATAGAATTTATTATCTCCTGCATTAATAGTGTAACTTTTAATATTATCTTGAATATAATACGGGCTGCTAATTTCAATATTAATTGAGCTATTAACAAGCGTATAGTAATTAGACACATACAGGTCTAATATATTACTTTTTTTAAAAACTTTTAAGGTAACAGCTGCAGGCATATGACTATATTTACATTATTTATATTAGATTTAAACCGCTATAGAGGTAAAAATTTAATATAGTATCAATCACTCCTTCAGTTTGTATCCAATCATTATAAGAAGAAATATTTGGCGTTAAAGTTGTGTTTGGGTTATCCCAATCAATTACTCCATTAATAAATGTAGGCATGCTACTTTTTACATATTTATAAAAATCATAATGTACATATATAGGTGTTTTAAATCCTGCAGCTTCTAGATTAGTAACAGGGTAAGAATTTGCACCGTTGTAGGAAGCCGGGTAGTGTAAGAAAAAGTTGTCTTCTTCTCTATCATACACTACAATTGGGGTGTTTGTATTGAGTATTAAAGTTTGAGTATCTAATTGCTCTCCTTTATTGTTAATTTGAGATCTACCGCAAGATTCACAAACATATGACGAAGAATATGCATCATCTCCTACAAAAAGATCTTGGCAACTGCACACTGAGCCCCACAAGCGGTTGTGAGGCACACTTAACATATTCATTAATTGTTTTAATTTAGCTGGATATGAGAATCGATAATCATCTAATGATACATCAGTGAGTGCAGCTATATTGTAAAGAGAATCTATCTCACATGTGTCAATATCTTTGTGATTAGCTACAAAGTTAGCAATTTTTTCATAAAACGTAGTACCGATATCATCTATATTTGCTGCATTTCCGTAAATAGCTTGCAAGAATGTATCAAACAAAAAAGTATTATTTTGTATTACGTATGGCATTGCAAGTTGTTTTAGCTGCTCAGCCATATTAAACTGATGGTTATGTTTACGTATTTCTTGTTTGTTTAATGCAGAAAAATTTAACGGTTTTGATACACCGGTAATTATTTTTTGATTAAATTTGTATGTTTTATATTTTTGAGACCATCTAATACCGGTCCAGTCTCCAATAGCTTGAATTGATTTATTCCATTTATTACTTTGCTGCGTGTCTTGATTAATATCATTGTACACAGCAGTAGAAAGATGGGGGTATATATTAATGGTGTCTAATAAGCTATTGTTTTTAGCATTATATATGTATATTTTATTTTCAATTGAATGTATGACAAATACGAAATTTTTATGAGTACAAGCGATACCTTCTAATGCTTGAATTTGTTTATAGCCTGATTTTTGTAAAGGACAGGTATTAAAGTCAGAATCTATTGAAGTTATTGTAGCAACAGCTGTAAAAGTATTATTTATTATCTTACCAATTTTATTGTAGTCGTATGTAAACCAAGGGTTTTGATCTACATCATACGTTAAATACCCTAAATTAGGTATATTACTAAAGCTAGTAATTAGAGTGCCATTTGTATCGTATTTTGCTAATACACCGCTGTCTCCATAAACTTCATGAGAATGAGATACCCATATGCTGTCGTCGTTACATACTAATAAATCTTGCGGGGTGCTACTAACAGGTAAGTGTAAACTTCTTAATAAAACCCCATTTTGGTTGTATTTAACCAAATAACTACTAATTGGATTTGAATAAGACACCCATATATTATTTTGTGTGTCTGTGTCTATACCTGTAGGTTCAATTACTTGAGCATCTTCAAATATATTTGAAGTATTAGCAGCAAACATTCCTGGTATGTTAGGAGATACTTGAGGTAAATTTATAGCTGCATTTATTGATAGTAAAAAGTTCCCGTCTAAATCAAATTTAAGAACAGAAGTTGTATCATAGCAAGTAACCCATAAATTTTTGTTTCCGTCTAAGCTTATATATGCAGGTGTTACTTTATCTGTTTGTAATATATTTTTTAAAGATATTGATGTAACTAAATTAGCAGAAGAATCATATTTATGTATTAAATCTGTATCTGCATCTGCAACCCATGCGTAATAGTCAAAATCAGGCTCATAGCCTGGGCTAGTAGCTACTGCATACACACCACTCGTACCTAATTCGTTAGAAGGTATAGTACTAATTGTAGGTATGTATATATTTTTAATTTTATTTGTACTAAATTGATTATGCAGCGCTTTAGAAAAAGCTTCATTAACCGCTCCTGTGTAATATATCATGCTTAAAGAAGCAGCTGCAGGATTTGGAAGCCATACATACGGAGAATATATTAGGGCATCTATAGGTAGATGCAATTTATTAAAATCTATTATTGCTTTAGCAGATATCTGCATTACGCCTTCGTCATGGACGGTGACTATACCTCTTGTAAACCCAGGCGCTGTATATCCGGTGGCATCAGTTTGATTAAATTTATACTCTCCTACATTTATTGTGTTACTTGGAGAGTCAAACGAAGCAGACACGCTGTTGGTAACTGTTACATACACATCTACATCTTCTGCGCAGGGCACATACGTTAAATCTCTTGCACTTACTGAATACGGTAAAAACTTAGCAAAAGTAATATCAGGATTATATGGTGTAATATTGCCAACGTTATTAGCATCTATTTGAGCAGAGACAAAAAATGGGACAGACGCGTTAGACCATTTTGTGTTTGTAAAATCAAACACTCCGTTTTCAGTTATCTTTAAATAATCAGGTAACTTCCAGTACGAAATATGGGGAGCGTACGCTCTAACTTCGGTTGTGCTATATCCATAAATACTGTTATTTTTAATATTAGAGTCTGTAGAATAGTTAATTGCACTAGTTTGCAAACTAGCCCATATAATAGGGGTAGGGGCGTCTTTAATAAAAAAATCAATACTATAGATATCATCTATAAAATAAAATTCAGCGTAGCCTGAAAGACCAACAACGGTGCCAGATAATGTTACAAAATCTGCGTCTGGTATTACTTGTTTTATTGTGTTGCCTGCTAAATCTACAAACTTCCATTCTGGTCTAACAAACGACCATTTATTTTGTGGGTCTTGAGGAGAATATGAACGAGAAAATTCTGAATATAAATCAATAGCTGGAGCAGATACAGTATTTGTTGTTGTGTATAGTAATTTATATGGAGTCTGTGTATAATATCCGGGCAGTGTTGGTGGAGGAATATTAATAAACTTTAATGCATTGTCTATGTAATTAATTATTTTACATGATGCTGTTGCAACTATAGTTTGAGGGTATCTATCATCAATAGTATCGGTGTATGCTACAGCGCTAATTTGATATGTACCTGGTAATTTATATGAGTGTGTTGCTGAAAGACCTTCATGCGCTGTAGCAATTACTGATTCGCCGTCTCCAAAGTACCATTTAACAGCTGAAGAATGTAAAAAATCTACTATATCGTTTGGCGGCACACAGGTTATTTGTGTAGCAAGAGTATATCCGCTTAATGGAGCTACAATATTAGTAGTATTGTTATAATAATATACATTCATTATAAGTTAATATTTTGTAATAAGTTAGCAGTATTAATAAACACAACTTTATTGCTAATATTTTCTATATTATTAAAATATATGCATTTAAAATAAGGTAATGTAAAATTTTGTGTAGTAATTGTAATATCTGCGTTGTTATATACTGGGTTCCATACCATAAGAGATATACCATCTGCAGTAGCGCCTGTTATTTTATGTCTACAATAAAAACGCTTAATACCATCTATATTTAAAATATCAGAATATATTTGGTATATATTAATTGTACTGCCTAAACTAAATACAGTCTTATTAAAGTAAGAAGACAATATTGCTGTAATATCTGCAAGTATAGATTCGTTACTTCTTCTAGTGTATACATCAAGCTCTACACATAGTTCAGTATTATCAATATCTTGCAACGTTGGAGTTGATGTAGTTTTAACAGCAAAATCTGCAGCTACATACACAGGGTCTGCGATAATTACATCTGCAGTTGGGGTCTTGTATGGTAATACTGTATCTATAATGCTTTGTTTTTGAGACGGCATTAAGTACGTTCTGTTTTTTGTTCTAGGTAATGCAAATATGTATATATTATTAAAATTACAAGAGTTAGCAAAATTTACTTGATTGTACAATACTCGAGATTCAAGATGAGGGGAAGATAGCCCAATATCATAAAAATATTTTATATACGACGCTAAATAATCATTATTACTTTTAACTACAGAATCAGATAAAATATTATTAAAATTAGAATCAATAAACGTTTTATAATCTTGTGATGTAACTAATCTATTTTGAGATTTATAAAATTTTGGAGCTTTATTTTTAATATCTTCTACAGTATCAAATGATGCAAATAAAGTCGACGCAGAGTCGTTAGTAAAAATTAAATTACTATAATTAGTGTCTTTTAAGAAATACTGATTAGCGCTGTTAGTGTCATTTATTATAGTAGTGTAATTTGTAGAGTTGTATTTAGATAAAAATGTATCTTCTAAAGCTGCAGCACCTATTTCTCCGGTTGCTCCTGCTGAGCTTAAATAATATATTGCAATATAATCAGACGCATTTAATTTCTTACCATTTACACTGTCTCCAAATTTAATCTCATATTTTTTATTTTCATTAAATCTAACTTCATATACTTCATCTCTAGAATTATATAAAAATAAATTATCTACTCGCTCCCATTTGCGCCATATTTTAGTTTTAACATCTCTTACATATACATCAATATTAAAATGATCTATTACTGTATCTGCTGAAACATTTAGAGTTAGTATTTCAGAGCTGCTACCAGTTGCAGTATAGTTGTACTCTATAAACTTACCCTGATAAAGTCTGTATAGGTTACTAATATTTTCTATATTCTCGAGAGTAAGATTTGTTGTTTTTGTAAAAGAAATATCTCTACAAAACGAATACGAAAAGCCCCCTAACGAAATGTAAGAATATCTAGGTATAGTATAGCTGCCTGTAGCTAAGTCTTTTGCAGCAACATTGAAGCTGACAGAAGCAGTCTGATTACCTAGTGGATTATAACCCAACATTTTTACAACTCTGTTCATGTTTTCGTACAGTAATGTTTCTGTAAACATTGACTCTGTTGATGTTTTGTTCAAATAAAACATTAACGTACTAAACGAGTATGAAATTATCTCAATAATATTTGAAATATTAGAGCCTACATAATTTTGATCGGTAAAAACAGCGTTTTTATTTAGCCGATTAATAATCAGATCTCTTAAGCTTGTAGCGTCAAATGATACATAAGAGTCTTTATTTATTTCAAGGGATTGTGTGTTCATTAAAGTATAGTTATTTCTCTAGTAAGCCGTGAAAGGTTAGCAGATATAAGAGTATTTACACCTAATGATGATATATACAATAGTAGATCTACTCTATATCCGTCTTCACTTGCAAGAACTGTAACATCAATTCTGAGAGGAGCAACTCGATCATCAAATTTTAGAGTAGATTTTATCTCTTCCCCTATTTGTTGAGCAATAAATGTTGAAATAGGCTCAAATAAATATTGATCTAAATTTATACCAAATGTAGGCTCTAAAGGTCTTTGACCTTTTCTTGTTCCAAACATATTAGTAATTGAATTTCTAACAGCACTAACATCATAATCTACAGCTATATCACTTTTAGATTTTTTGTTTTTAGCCACAATAACATCTTCAGCTAAATCTAATCGCAGATCTGCATAAGTATAATTCCTCTGACTAAACTCTGTTGCGTTTTGATAGAAATTAATAGTGCCCATTTAAAATAATTATAGGCATTATGCAAATGACAGGATAAATAATTAAGACTATTATGAAGCTACAAGAAAGTAAATTTAATGTTTTGATGGAGTATGCTCTTAACAAGCACCAATTAGGTGGTTTTTATTCGGGAGATACTGTCATAATTAAACCCAAGTACAAATGCTCTGATACTAACAGGTCTGTTAGTACGCTCGAACATCCAGATTTAATTAACGTAGGCCAATCATTTAAAGATCAGCTTCAAGCTTTTATTACTGACAAAACACCGTTGCGTGTATCTATTGTAAAATCAAACAGACAAGATATACCGGGCAGACCCAGTAATTCTGGTCATGTTGATTATGTAGATGTTTTTCAAGAAACAGCTCCAGGTCTGTTATTTAATGTAATGACTTTACCGGCTTGTGTACTTGAAGTACAAGATCATGGTATTAATCTACCTCCTGCTGCTGGGTTACGCAGAGATTCTAAGTCTCAAAAAGCAAAAGAATTAGAAAATACAAACACATTAGGTAACCAACCTAAAGACAACAGTACCCCCAAAAAGAATACAAAATTAGCTAACGCTAATTCATGGCCAAACGAACCTGGTGGCCGCAAAGCTCAAAAATATTAATTATATTTTTGAGTTGAATAATAATTAAATCGCCACGATAATAAGTGGAGATACTCTACCTATCTACAAATTTATGGAAAAAACTATCAATGTACGCAAGAGAGACGGTTCATTAGTGCCTTTTAGTGTTGATAACATTAATCGAGTTATCTCTTGGGCCGTAGACGGCTTTTCAGGTGTTAATATTTCAGATATTGAAATGAACGCCAAGCTAAATATAGCAGACAACATCTCTACTAAAGAAATTCATAATGTTCTTATTGAATCTGCCGTTAATCTCTTTAACGAAGACGCTCCAAACTATCAATGGGTTGCTGGTAGATTATTAAATTATCAGCTTCGAAAAGATGTGTGGGGCGGTAAAAACCCACCAAAGCTATATGATGTCATTACACGAAATATAGAAAGAGGTGTTTACCATAATGAAATTTTAGAGTATTATTCTAAAGAAGAAATTGATAAATTAGATGAAAAAATTAACCACGAAAGAGATTTTTTATTTTCTTATTCTGGAGTTAAGCAACTTTGCGACAAATATTTAATTCAAAATCGCAAAACAAAAGAAATATTTGAAACACCGCAGTTTGCCTATATGTGCGCTGCAATGATTTCGTTTCAAAAATATTCTAAAGACATACGTATTTCATATATTAAAAAAGCCTATGACACTTTTAGTAAATTTAAAATTAATCTACCAACACCTCAAATGGCGGGCATTCGTAGCCATATTAAACAATATGCGTCCTGCTGTCTCATTGATGTTGACGACACGAAAGAGTCTATTTTTAGCAGCAACACTGCTGCAGGGTTTGCTACTACTATGCGCTATGGGATTGGCATTAACTTTGGCAGGATTAGAGGAATTGGAACAGAGATTAATAAAGGGTCTGTAATACATACCGGGGTTATTCCTTTCTTAAAAGTGTTTGAAGCTACAGTAAAGAGCTGCCAACAAAACGGTATTCGTGGTGGCGGTGCTACAGTAAATTTTCCATTTTGGCATTATGAGATTGAAGATATTCTTGTATTAAAAAATAACGGCGGTACAGAAGATAACCGAGTACGCAAAATGGATTATGTAATTCAATTCTCAAAGCTCTTTTATGAGCGCTTTATGAAAAATGAAAATATTACACTATTTTCTCCTCATGAAGTACCCGACTTAACTGAAGCTTTCGGTTTGCCTCTCTTTGATGAGTTGTATCTTAAATATGAAGCTGATAAAAATATCAGATACAAGCGTAAAATTAAAGCTACAGCTCTTATGTCTCTTTTTATTAAGGAGAGAACTGAAACAGGCCGTATCTATGTTATGAATATAGATCATTGTAATGAACATGGCTCGTTTAAAGACAGAGTTACAATGACAAATCTCTGTTTAGAGGTAACACACCCAACAAAACCACTACAACATATAGATGATCCTGAAGGAGAGGTAGGTATTTGTGTATTATCTGCTTTAAATGTGCTAGAAATTAAAGACGAACACGATCTACAAACAACTTGCGATATTATTGTCCGTATGCTTGATGAATTAATTGATTATCAAGCATACTTTACTAAAGCTGCTGAAAATTTTACTAAAAAGAGAAGAAGCTTAGGTGTTGGTATTACTAATCTTGCTGCTCTTTTAGCTAAAAATAATTTAAAATATACAGACGCAGCTGCCCCTAACTTTGTTGATGAGCTAATGGAAAAAATTCAATATTATCTTATTAGGGCGTCTGTAGATTTAGCTGCAGAAAAAGGTGTTTGTGAAAAATTTAGTTCTACTAAATACTCTAAAGGTATATTGCCTATTGATACATACAAAAAGAAAGTAGATACAGTAGTTACACGTAAACCTTCTCTTGACTGGGAAGCGCTAAGGCAGCGTGTGTTAGCAGTAGGTATGAGACATTCAACTTTAACTGCACTTATGCCATGTGAATCTAGTTCAGTAATTCAAAATTCTACTAACGGTATAGAACCTCCAAGGTCATTGCTTACCTTTAAAGGTTCTAAAGCAAATTCAGTGCCTGTATTAGTACCAAATTACACTACATGCAAAAATAAATATACATTACAATTTGACATGCCTGATAATATAGGGTATATTAATATTGTAGCAGCATTACAAAAGTGGGTAGATATGTCTATATCTGCTAATTTATACTACAACTACGATCATTATCCAAACAAAGCTTTGCCTGATTCTATTCTTATTAAAGAGGTATTACATGCATATAGTATGGGTGTTAAGACACTGTATTATAGTAATACATATGACGGAGATAAACAATCAGCCACAGACGATGGCGGCTGTACTAGCGGTGCTTGCGCAATTTAAAAATGAAAACTGTACTATCAACTAAAAATATTGACACGAGAAAACAACCTTTATTTCTTGGAGAGCCTCTAGCTCTTCAACGATATGATCAATTAAAATATCCAAAACTTTATGATCTTGCAGAACAAATGGAAGAATATTTTTGGAGAGCTAAGGAAGTTTCATTAATGAAAGATCGCAATGACTATCTTGAGCTTTCTGAAGCAGAGAGATTTGTATTTGATACAAACCTTAAATGGCAGACCGCTACAGATTCTATGCTGTCTCGTAGTCTTAATATCTTAGCTCAATATGTTTCTAATCCAGAATTAGAAGCTTGTTTTCAAGTCTGGTCTTTCTTTGAATCTAATATTCATTCTCGCTCATATTCTCACATCCTTAAAAATGTATATTCAGATGAATCTATATTTTGGGATTCTATTTTAGCAGATGAAGAAGTAACACGCAGAGCTAACGAAACTAAAAATGAATATGATAAGTTTTTCAGTGTTGATGGGGATGTTAAGCAGAAAATATTTGATGCTTTACTAGCAACTCAAATTACAGAAGGGCTTTCATTTTATTCTTCTTTTGTTTGTAGTTTCTTTTTTGCCGCAAGAGGAAAGATGGAAGGAAACGGTAAAATTATCAAACTAATTGCTAGAGATGAAAATTTACATGTAGCAGTTTCTAAGAATGTTATGGATTACCTGAGAGATAATCAAGACGAAGGGTTTCAAGATATTGTTAAAGCTAATGAAGAAAAGATCTATAGTGCGTACACTATGGCTGTTCAGCACGAAAAGAGATGGGCAGATTATCTTTTCTCAAAAGGTAGTTTGCTTGGACTTAATGCTGAAACTCTTAAGAGCTATGTAGAGTGGCTTGCAAATAACCGACTAAGTTCTTTAGGCTACAAAAAAATATTTGAAACTAAAAAGAACCCTCTAGGTACTTGGTACGATCAGTTTATGAACTCTGATAAAGTTCAAGTAGCCCCTCAAGAGACTGAAATTTCTTCTTACAAAATAGGGGCTAGAAATACTCAAGTAGATATGAATGATTTTGCTAATATTGAGCTGTAATTAATCTTCTACTTGTATTGTTTTTTGCTTTGAGCTACTAAGAGTTTTCATTATTTCATCTCTAGTAGCAATTAAAACGTTTGTAGTTGCAGGTATACGCTTAGACATCATTTCTTTGCGAGCTTCAATTTCAAGCGTTTTCATTTTTTCTGTAGATTTAACTTTTTTGTTTTGTAGATTAATCTTATTAAGAGTATCTAATGCTTTATTAGTAGCAGCAATAAGAGAAGTTAAAGCATTAATTTCGTCTGGATCAATACCCTGTAAAACTGAATCTCTAATAGTGTTGATAGCTGCTAAACTGCTTTCTACAAGCTCTGTAGATTTCTGGTATATATAGCTGTTAACGGTGTCGTCTGTAATATCAGGTGACTCGATTGGTATCAAAGATGTAGTATTGTCTCCTTTAATTTTATCGACAATATCATCTATATTTTCAAATTCATTGTTGTTCATGTTGATTAGCAAAATATATAGGTTATAATATTATTTATGGTAAAAATCATTATTTCAAATGTCGGTGAATTTTCTGTGCATCCAGAAAAGTTACAAGAACTACTTAATTGGCTTAGCACAAACGGAGTGCGAACTCAAAACTTTTCTGTTCAAGAAAATTCAAATCAATTTCAAGGTAAATCTCTCATTAACGGCTAATTATGACACCACAAGAATATATCACTAACTACGGATTAAACTACGATGAATGTTCTACATTATCTTTTGTAAAGACTCATCCAGACGCTCAGCTACCTTCTCGTAAACATATAGATGTAGCAACAGGGGACAGCGGATATGATGTCTTTTCTGTAGAAGATAAGATAATTCCTGCTAGGTCTTCTGCTACTATAGCTACTGGTATTACTTTAGCAGATATGCCGCCAGGTATTTGGATTCGTATTGAGTCTAGATCAGGGCTTGCTTTTAAACATAGTGTTCAAGCATTTAATGGTATTATTGATAATAATTATCGAGGTGATCTTGGGGTAAGACTTATTAATCATTCTGATACAGATTACCAGGTATCTAAAGGGGATCGTATAGCCCAGCTGGTGTTATACCCTCTCTTAGTAGTTATTCGAACCGAATGGACTGAATTAGCTACCTCAACGGATCGAGGCGCAGATGGTTTTGGCTCTACAGGCAAATAATATATGACAGATATTTTTAATGTTCTGTGGGTTGAAAAATACCGCCCACAGACTTTATCTGATTTAACTCTTTCAGATGAAAATTATGAATATTTTAAAAATGTTCATGATACAATACCTCATTTACTATTTTGTTCTCCACCAGGGCAGGGTAAAACAACGCTTGCAAAAATTATCGTACATGACATTTTAAAATGTCAGTATATTTATATTAATGCTTCTGATGAAAACGGTGTAGATAATATTCGTAATAGAGTAATTACTTTTGCGCAAACACGATCAATTGACGGAAGAATTAAAGTAGTTATTTTAGATGAAGCAGACAATTTATCAGGAGATGCTCAACGGGTTCTTAGAAACGTTATGGAGGAATATGCTAATAGTACTAGATTTATTCTTACCGCTAATTATCAGCATCGCATTATTGAGCCTCTGCAGTCTCGATGTCAAATATTTGATCTTGCAGTTGATCTTACTCGATTTACAAAACGGGTATTATGGATCTTAACTCAAGAAAATATTAAAAACATATCTCTTGATATTGCATCATTCATTAAAAAAAGATATCCAGATTTTCGGCGAACAATTAACGATTTGCAAAAATGCTGCGTTACAGGTTCATTAAAAT